CCTGAACTGCAGTGCCCCTGTAAAGTCCCCGTCATTAACAATAGTTGGGGCGCCTGAAGTGCCCCGTGATTTTCTAAAAGAAGCGTTTGGACCGCCAGCAACCGACTCGTTGCGGTCCATAAATAAATTGTCAACACTATTTCCAATATGAACAAGTGCAGCGCCGCTAGATAGCCCCACCAGCAGGCGGCCTGAGGAGTCGATGCGGGCGCGTTCGGTGGCATCGCTTTCAAAAACTAATGCAGAGCCTGTTCCACGCGCACTTACCAATCCTCCCGTCGCATTGGCAGTTAATTCAAGGGCTTTTCCATTACTGTTGCTAAATACTCTAACTGTTGCAACTGAATCTCTTTGAATAAGTAATCCTGAGCCTGTTCCAAAGGTAAAAGTTGTTGCCCCAATACCCACGTTTCCGGCGCTGTCAATCCGCATCCGCTCAGTGGGGCTGGCTGCGCCGTCTGCTGTGGTGCTAAAAATCAGCCTGCCTGGCATGTCGTTGGCGCCAGGGGTGCCGTCCACGAAGGCAGAAATTGAGCCGGCAAGAGACTCTAGGTCAGTTCCGTCTGCACCTGCAAATCTAATTTGTCCAATTAAATCATCTGCTAAAAGAATGCCAGATGTAGTTGCCCTTCCATGTCCCAATGCAATAACAGCACCCCAAGTTGCGCTGTTTACGGCGCTATAAATTGATGCACTAAGATTGCCTGTAGTTCCTGCAGTGGCTTGAAAAACAGCTTGAGACGTTGAGCCAACGGCAACGCCTGCACTTGCCCCCACCAACAGGCGGCCGGAGCTGTCGATCCGTAGTTTTTCAGTAGAAGAGTTATCGGTTGCAGTTTCAAAAGCTAAATAACTATCGTTATTTGTAGTTGCAGTTGTATAAGTACCGTCTTTACCAAAAACAATAGCGCCTGCAGAAGCATCAGACGTGCCGTTGTTATAGTCAAAAATACCTTCAACCTTAATATTTTGCGTAGTAACACCAGCTGAAACAGCTCGATTTTCTACCCGAATAATAGTATTAGGACCAGAGGCAGCATCGGCCCTGACGGTTAAACGACTTGTTGGATCTGTGGTGCCAACACCTAAATCACCAGCGCTGTCAATACGAATACGCTCAGAGCCGCCCGTGCTAATAGCAACGGTATCTCCAGCGGGGGACCAGAATCCAGTATTGCTGTCGCTAGAAAAACTAATTGAGGGGGCGCCAGATGTACCTGGGGCAAACACACCGGAAGTTACGCTTAAAACGCCGCCCGTAATGGTGGTGAATTGACCAGCTCCACCCGTAACCGTTGCACCACTTACGGTGGTACCGCGAACCACATTGCCGGAAATAGTGCCGGTCGCAGTTAAATTACCAGAGATTGATTGGACAAGACCAGAGACTCCAATGGTTTGATCAATGCCCGAGTTGGTAAAAACAATATTGTCAACCTTAATAGTTCCGTATGGCATGGCAATCTTTTTTTCTTATTTTACTTTAACTAAGCGATTAATCTTAAGGAAGGATAATTAGCGGGCCTTGGATAACAAATCCACTTGTGCTGCCAGACACAACGCCTGAACAAACAATAGCTGGAGTTGCTCCAGAGGGGGTTGTGATGTTTAAAGTGCTGCCTGTGATATTGGTAAAACGTCCAGAATTACCCGTAACTGTATTGAAATTTCCATCCGTTCCGGTAACGGTTACAAAGATTCCGCTTACAGCATTTACGGAAGTGAAGTTAACCGTTCCACCGGTAATGGTTGTAAATACTCCACTTGTACCAGTAACTGTGGTAAATACACCACTGGTTCCAGTAATTGTTTCGCCGCTGACTGTTCCAGTGACACTAATCCCAGAGCTGAAATAACCAGATCCAAGGGTAAATGTATTACCTGAAAAGGTAAGGTTTCCGCCAAACGCTTGGTTTACTGCCGTTAAGAACTGAAAGACACCACTGGTTGCAGTAATTGTATTACCAGTAACCAAGGTGCCTGATAATTGAGTTGTAAATACACCTGACGTAAAATTAGCCGTTGTTCCTGTAACAGTTACACCAGTAACGGTTGTGAAACCAGCAGTGTTTCCCGTAAGGGTGCTAAAGCGTCCCGTGTTTCCGGTAACAGTCGCTCCGCTGACAGTGGTAGTGAATGTCCCACTAACGCCCGTAATGTTTGAAAAGTTAGCCGTCTGTCCAGTTATGGACGTACCTGAGAGCTGAGTTGTAAATACACCTGAAACAAAATTAGCCGTGGTCCCCGTAACAGTTACGCCCGTAACGGTGGTAAATCCAGCAGTAGCTCCAGTAAGTGTTGTGAACTGAGCCGTATTTCCAGTTATTAATAAACCGGAGAGTTGTGTGGTAAACGTTCCGGATACAAAATTAGCCGTGGTCCCGGTAACAGTAATACCCGTAACAGTGGTAAAACCTGCCGAAACACCAGTCAAATTTGTAAATTGACCCGTGTTGCCAGTGACGGTAGCACCGGAAACAACAGTCGTAAATACTCCTGTGACACCAGTAATGCTTGTAAATCTACCGGTGTTTCCAGTAATGACAGCACCAGAAAGTTGTGATGTAAATACACCGCTAACACCTGTTACAGAAGTAAAGTTTGCGGTACTTCCAGTGACAGCTGTAAATTGGCCCGTATTACCGGTTACTGTCGTTCCAGATAAGGTGCCGGTAAAAACTCCGGTTGCACCTGTAATGGTTGTGAAGTTTCCAATATTTCCAGTAACGCTAGCGCCGGATAACGTAGAGGTAAATGTACCCGCAACTCCGGTTAAATTTGTAAATTGCCCTGTATTACCAGTGATTGTGGCGCCTGATAACTGGGACGTGAACGTACCACTTACACCGGTAATATTGGTAAAACGTCCGGTATTACCAGTAACAACAGGAGAAAAGACCTGCGAGTTAAAGATGCCCGTTTCGGCGTGAACTTGAACGCCAGTAATTGTTTGGCCACTAATAGTGCCAAGTGCTTGAAGGTTGGTCTGAACGATTACCGAGTTAAACGTTGCAACACTGGTGCCTGTAATAGTTGTTACAGAGGTGGCACCAGTGACTTGTAAGTTGCCGTTTACTACAACGTCACCGGTTAATATGCCGCCGGTAACAGGAATATACTTAGTTCTTAAATAAGAATTAAAACCGGAAATTGTAAGTTTTTTGTTCTTGAGAGTAGGGTCAACTTCAAATACGTGAACAATCGTCAGCAGATCTTGATCCGCAATATCTGCTCCGAGCAATTCGGGCAGTTCAGATATTCTCCTATTAGCCACCTACTCAATCACAAAAGGCCTTAAATTGAATTATAATCGCAATGTGTCCAAGCTATTTCAGCTTGATTTCAATGCGCGGAACAAGGTTAGTTGCAAGGCTCCAACCTGCTTGAAGACCTGTAACAATCCCGCAGGAAATCACAAATACAACTAAAAGTTCTGCGACTGTCAAATTACGCCGCACATAAACAACCCTTGGTGGAACCTGAGAAGGGACTGGGACTTGTGCTTGGTTTTGTTCCAGGGTCATGCGGATGGCTGCCTCCCTGGCACGAGCCTTCAATTGTTCCAGTTGTTGCGGCGTGATGTTCGGGGGCAGTGTCAGTTGCTGTCCTTCTAAGTTTTCCAGGGGAGAAGGAACGTTACTGGGCGGAATTTGATTTTCCATTTAACCGTGCAAAATCTTTTCCCATACCTTAGCATCTAAACAAAAAGTGTCGACGTATGGCTTACGGAATCCGAAAAGGATTGGAAGATGTAGCTCATGAGCTGAAGGGAATTAAAAATATCCTTTCTTCTATTTGGCGTAACACTGCTCAAAATGCGCCAGATGCCTCTCTTCATCCTGACGCATTTGCTGACGAGTATATTTCCACGGAAGAATGTGCGACTCGCCTTGGGATAAGCGACCAAACAATTCGGAACTGGATCAGCGTTGGCAAAAAGAACCCAGAGAAGGGATGGGTGGAGGGTCTGCATTACGTCAATATCAGTCCTTGTTCAGTTCGAAAAGCAATTATCCGTATTCCGTGGAATACACTGGTTCAAGAATTTGTAAAAAATCGGAAGCTGGAAAAACGAGACTTTGAAGTGTCCAAGCCTTTCTATGTTTCATCCGATAGGGGGCGGTCGGAACATGCCTAGTCGTTTCCATGGTTTAGACATCACACTTGTCACTGTTGATAACCACGAAGAGTTGTTGCCTGAATCCTTGATTCGACAGGTGCAGTCCTTCCTTCCACCCGAAGGTTCTTTTGATGATTTGGTATTACGCCGGTACCTGGAAAACTTAAGAAATTATGAAGAAGAAGACCCCCATTCTTCAATGACTCTTGCCAATCGACTGCGGATTGCTTTTAGAGATATGCGTCCTGAAACAATTTGTGGTCGATTCCCCCAAGCTGAACTTCCTCTGAAGAGACGATTGCGTTGCGTTGCAGAGTATTTGATACGCGCCGGAGAATTTGACAAACTTCGTGATGAAAAAGGAAAGCTTGTCAAAAAGCGTGGAAATCTTGGTAAGCTTGTTGTTATCTACAAGCCTTTACCTAAGATGCTAGAGGCTTTAATTAAACAAAAGTTGGTTGAGCCATGAGCAGACGTGAGAAGCTGATCGCCAAGACTCTTGGTCCCGATGCAGATGAGATGAAAGCAAAGATGCTTGATGCTGTGGTTCGCCTTACGCTTGGCGACATGGGCAAGCAGTATTGCCAATTTTGGGATCTGAGGGGGCCCGGTGTGATGGTCTTCCAACCAGAAAACGGAAATAACTCAATGGCTTACTGGACACTTGAAGATTTGTATGCAGCGCAGCAAGAGTGTGAATCTGCGAGTGATGGTGACACAGCCGAAAGCTTCCGTCGCATCTTAGAAGCCGCACAAAAAATTAATCCCCTGGAAGCTGCTGGTTACATTATTAAAGACAGCGAAGGATTTAGGTACTGCCAAGTTGATTACAACAAGAAGGCAGAGGAATAATGGCTATTCCAAGCATTTATAGCCGTAAAGAAGACTTAGAACTGATCACCAATAAGGACTTGGTTGCCGCTGCGCACGGTTTACTTGGGGGCATTGAACTTGATGTTGCCAGTTCCAAGGTTGCAAATACGTTTGTTCAAGCTGAAAAATTTTACACTCCCCTGGACGATGGATTAAACGCACAGGAGTGGTACGGACGTGTGTATTTGTTTCCTCCAAGTGGGGCCTACTTTTGGGACAAGAAAAGCGACAAGTGGAAGATGACGCGGTCTTCGTCACCTTCTTTGGTTTCTTCTCATGCGGTGTGGTTTCGTAAGTTGTTTAAGTTTTGGTTTAACCGCCAGGTAGACCAGGGCCTTTACTTTACGAATTGCCCTGACATGATCCGGTACGAACAGCAAATCTTTGATTTTCCTGTATGTATCTTGCGCACTGCCCCAAACCTGATAAAAAACACAAGTCAGGGAATCGGCAAACATAAGACCTGCACCTCGTTATTGGTGTATCTTCCTCCGATGAAAAATACTGAGGGAGCCATTCAAAACTTTGTTGACATTTATTCAGAAAAAGGCCGAGTCCTTTGCTGATTTGGTATATTGAACTGGATTCAGTGAAATTATGAGCCTTCTTGCTGACTGGGAAATTAAAGAACTCGCGGAAAACGAAGAGATGATCTCGCCTTTCCAGGGGGCTTTGGTCAGTAAAGAAGATGGCAGGCGCATCCTGAGCTATGGGCTTAGCTCATATGGGTACGACATTCGTTTGTCGCCTAAAGAATGTTTAATCTTTGGTCGTATCCAGGCCGGTGACTGTGATCCAAAAGATTTTGACCCTTCGATCCTGACTCCGGCTGAGCTTCACGAAGACGAAAAGGGTCAGTATTTCATCCTTCCTCCCTACGGCTATTGTCTGGGTGTGGCCCAGGAGCGACTTAAACTTCCCCGTGACGTGAGCGTGGTTGCTGTTGGCAAGTCAACTTACGCTCGTTCAGGAATCCTCGTGAACATCACGCCCGCCGAAAGCATGTGGGAAGGTTACCTGACGTTGGAAATCAGTAACTGTACTGGTTTATTCAATCGCATCTACGCGAACGAAGGTATTACTCAACTTCTTTTCTACCGAGGTAATCCCTGCGAAGTGTCCTACCAGGACCGTAAAGGTAAATATCAAAACCAAAAGAAAGAAATTGTTTTCTCCAAAGCATGAATACCGTAACTTCCCAAGATATTGAACAACGCCTAGACATTTTGAATGTCTTAATTCGTTCTGTAATTCATTTAGAAAATGCAGAGCTTTCTAAAAACCTGTCTAATTACAGGTCTGACAATGTTCAATGGGTTCTCAATATGATTGCAGAAGTTTTTGATCAACTTCAAGATTCTTTGGACCTTGAATATTACAGTCAACAAGAATATTAAACAAAGGGTCGCCCAAAGTTTGGCAACGGTTTGTTTGCATAATTTGTTGAGCCTACGGTGCCAAACTCATCTCCCATGCTTGGGAGGTTTGTTCCATCCAGCACCGCTTCATTACGTGGAGTTCTTCCACGAATAGTTGGTTCGTCTATCTGAGCTTTTTGTTTAAACTTTCCAGCGGATTTTGCCGCTGCAAAGAACTTTGCTTTACGCAGCTGATCGTCATTTACAGACTCTGTTGCACCCCTGGATTTTTCTTCTACACGCCTAAGGTCTGTGTCATACGCCTGGGCCGGATTCAAGTCCGAAAGTTCGGCCCCTGAAGTACCAGAGAGCTGCCGAGGATCGTATGTAGAGCGGTACAAATCTGCCATGATAATATTGTAAATGAGATAATACAAGTCCAGATATTATGCATGGCGATGCACTGGGGTTTTTAGATAGTTTTGTACAAGATGAAGTTAAGTGTCGTTGCTTAACTGAAGAAATGTTTGGCGCTCCGCTGGACAACGAAGAAAATGATGTACCATTGTACGATCAGTACAATCGTGGACTCGTCGCATGTCAGCAAGATCGTCCCAGGAAGAATCTGGAACTCGAGGGCGCACGGCCCGGAATGACGGGTTACATTCCGTCGATGGAACAGGGGATGGAAATGGGGGCATCACCCCGTCCCAAAGCATTAGTGCTGGCCCTGGCGGGACCCAAGGAGGAGATGCTGGAGCAGTCACGCAAGCGTCGTGGTTTAAGCCGGTAGAAGAAGACGGTTGCAAAGATGGTGTTTGCCCGGTTCCCTGGCTAACTACCCCTGCCGCCCCACAACTTCAACCTGATCTTGTTAATCATCCGCCTCATTATCTTGATGGCGGAATTGAATGCATTGAAGCGATTGAAGCCCAGCTTACGGCTGAAGAATATCGCGGTTATCTCAAGGGCAACTGCGTTAAATATCTGTGGCGTGAACGCCTTAAGGGCGGTACCGAGTCGTTGCAAAAAGCTCAGTGGTACCTTGAGCGCTTAGTTGCTTTCGACGAAGGAATCTAGAAGGGTTGATATTCTTCTTCGTCATTCTCCTCGTCGTCGCCCATACAGGCGGCGGCGAGTTCTGCTAATTCCAAGTCGGTAGGAACGTCAAAACTCAACTCGATATTTTCATCTGCCAAGATTTCGCGAACCGCCTGCCACTCCATTAACCGCTGGTAGTACAGGTTAAGGAGTGCGGCGTGGAGTTCTTCCCAGCACATTTCATTGGCTTGAAGCTCGGCTTTGCGCATGGAGAATTGAAGCTCTAAAGGAAGTTCAAATTCCCGAGGCTCAACTGAACGATCCATCGCATTCATCTTGCTTCACTCAATGTATTCTAAGTCTACACATTAAATAAAGAGTCAAGCTCTTCGCTGGGGTATTCAATCCACGGATTATCGTCAATGCGGTAATCGTTGGCAAATTCTGACAACACGTAAGGATTGATTTTTTCTTCCAAGACACGAATGGCTCGCACTTGATGAGGAGCAGCTGAATAATTCCTGAAGGCAGTCAGAAGAATTTCAGTTGACACCCAGGGGTTGGCGTCTACTTCCAGGAGAAAGAGATTTGATTCATCCCTGCGACGATCCAATAAACCACCAATGACTTTATGTTCCTCATTGAAGATCCAGCGGTTAATTTCCTGTGCGGCCATCGCCCAATCTTCGCAATCAACGGCATCAATGACTCCGCTGTAAAGAAAAGGCTCCCAGCCTACAGAGTGAACAAAAGAAATTAATGCTTGACGCATGGAGTCATCAAGCCCCATGTTGAGTTTTTGAAGTTGTGAGTCAATGACTTGAACTTCGTGAAACAAATATTCCAGTGCTTTTTCTTTTGTACAGCATTGTCCCCGCTTTACCGGAGAGCCGTCAGGGTAAAACTGAGTGCCAAATCCAATGGTGTAAGGTTCTCCACCAGTAAGCGGATCGGCGTACGCCTTTTCGTTAAAACCTTCATACTTACGAATGAGGTTAAGTGCGCAGCTGAAATCAGCCATGGGGATAACTATTGCTATCCCCAATATACACAAATTATGTAACAATCAGCCTTGGCCGCGCTTTAATTTACGTCCGTGGGAAGGTTTGGAGTTACGTCCGTTACCTTGCTTGGTAGCTTTGGGCTTGGATTCCAGGCGGATAGTGGTTGTTCCTTTGGGCTTTGCCATGAGATTGATTTGAAGGCCTCACCATTTTACGCGGTGCGACCACCATCTGGCGGACATTTTGTCTGGGTTGGGATCTTGGGCATTGTGGCGTGCGTAATAAGATCGCTTTCTCGCCTTATCCTTTGCCGTTTGAGGATTTTTACCAGCACCTTCTACGCCTTGCTGGCCAAAACGGATAATTTTTTCTTTGCCGTTGTCACATGCTTTAACAACGTGTGACTTGGTGGGGTGACCAGGGGTCTTCCTTGGTTTATTACAGGCCATCTTGTCTTTTGCCAATTTGGCAGCAGATGCAGCTTTTTTCCGTTTATCAGCCATCACAATCCTTTAAACATAGATGTAAACTCACCAAGAAAATCACTACCAGCTTTTGATTTGGTGTAACCTTCTTCGTCATCATCTAATCTTAAGCTGAAAAAATCAGAAGAACTACCGGTGGAGGAATTGACAGTCTCTCCTTCATCATCTGGGAAAAATCTTTCAATATTTCCCATGGCTTCAAAGGGGTCTGTCGTATTGAAATTTAAACCAGTTAATTCAAACGTTTCTCCTGTTCCTGCTTTTGTTAAAGCACTCATTTCGGATCTATCTAAATCAGGAAAAAAGTTTTCGTAAAACTCATCTTCTGTTCCTTTGTATCCAGCAGATTGAAATGTTTTATAGAGTTCGGTTTCCGCTTTGGCTGTTCCAGTGTAATCTTCTGCTCTTTCAATGTATGTGATGCCAAGCAGTTCCTGGGTAGGTCGTTTGCGCTTTTCGTTTAAGTATTTAATTTGTTCTCGAATTTGCTGGGCCGAACCTGTTTGAAGAGCTTCAATAACATAAGTACGCAAGCCATTAATATCGCCTTTGAATTCGCTAAGTCCATATTGATCTAACACTTCTTGCCACGTTCCTTTGTTGTTGGGATCCAGACCTTTTAACATCTCATCTGCAAACTCTTCTGGCTTAATAAATTGACCAAAGATAGTTCCTTGTTTTAAGACTTCTTCTTTTAAAGCGGGTAAAATGACATCATAAATTTGACTGCTTACTTTACTTGCATTCAAGATGTCATCTGCAGCGTCATAGCCTTTTCCTTGTCCTTTCACCTGAAAGTGCATTCGTGCAAAAGAATCTTTATTGTTTACATCTATTCCAAAACGATAAGCTTGTTGCGCCCAGTAGGGATCACCTCTTTTAGCCGCTTCCCAATCAGCGTTTACTTCTGCAGTTTGTGATAAATACCGATCTTCCCTTGCTCGATCTCCACTGGGATTGAAGTAAAAGTCAGAATTAAAATATCTAGGGTTTGTAGCTTTTATTTGATCAATGTATTGTCGAGCACGTAAATCGGCAACCAATGATGTTGCATCGAGTAAATCTTGTGTTTGAAATGGGTTTTTTTCTGATTGCCTAACATCTAAATATTCTACAAATTCATTCATTGAACGTGCAGTATTAAATCTGGGAATCAAATACTTATCAATAAAATCTCTTGCAAATTGTGCTTCAATTTTAATAGTTTGTTGCGCTTCTTCTTTTGTATAACCTAATTCAATTTCCTTATCGTATTTATTTTTTAAAGCGGTATCAAACCACTGTTGCCAATTGTATGTCGCTGAATTTCTAATACCAGTAATGTTTTGCAGACTTTTTTCCAGGGAGCTTTCTCCTTGGTCGCCAGAAACAAATGATAAGACTCCCCCTACTCCACTATCACCCAAAATTGAATCGGTTAAAGTTTTGTTGATATCTACAATCTCCTGGAAACCACCAAAACCACTCATAAAACTAAGGAACTGTTCATTTGCCTTAGCTTTTTTCATTTCCTCAATCGTGTCTTTTAACACGTTTTGAGTTAATGCACCAAATTTTTTAGTATCAATAAGTGCTTTTTCTCCTACAGCCGTATTTAAAGCATCCTCCAATTCAGTGACGCCTGCACCGGTATTTAAGTTGTAATTAAAACTGACTTGTTTGTCTTGCTCTCGATTAGATAAACGAAAAAGTGCTGCAAACTCATCTGGTTTATTTGTGTCTAAATAATATTGTTTTCCTAAAGAGGCCCAATATGCATCGCCACTTTTTGCTTTTTCCCATTCCGCAGAAACTTCTGGCACTGCAAGCAATCTTTGTGAAATGCTTTCAGTATTTATGCCCAACTGAAGGGTTCTTAATGCTTGTAAATCAGCATCTGTTGGTTTATTTTCTACATAGTTTTGTGCAGCAACAGTTGTTTCTGCTGCATTACCTCGCAAACCTGCAGGTCTTCCTTGTGATGTATAGTGCTGCAGATAATAGCCATTCTCGCCATATCTGGCAGTAATATCAAGATCATCATTATTAACAGCAGCTTGCCAGGCTTGTTGTACACCTGGATTTTGGGTTTTGTAGTAGTTTGGATCAAACGCTCCATATGGCGGTTGAGCGCCAAGAGCGGTGTCCCACTGCTGTAATTTCTCTGTTAGATAAAAAGTTTTAAAAGAATTTTCAAGTGCAGATTTAAGTTCAGGATTAATGTTACCAAGACTTCTTACGATCTCTCTTTGCGTAGTGTAATCACCTCCACGGGTTGATGTTGCTACTTGTAAAACTTTGTCGTAAGCAGCGTTGTTAGTTGTCGCAATATTATTTGAAGCTGTAATTGTATTGTTTTCTGCTTCTTTTTGAAAATAGGTAGTTCCAAGTGAATTAAGCGAACTAGCGGGTGCTGATTCAAGATACTGAACATGTTTTGCTTCCCAGTTTTGAGACTTATTTACACCTAAAGACCGAACATGATCAATTGCTCTTTGTTGCAATTCGGAATCTGAATAATAAGTTCTATTTCCACTTGCATCTAATTTATATGAAGGAATTGTTATAATCCAATTACCCTTCCAATCGCCATCCTTGACGATTCGAAACATAAAAGATTTTTGTCGATATGGATCAAGGTTTATTAAAGATTGAACAGCATCATAATTTAAATTCCATCCCGATCCCGGAGTATATGTTAATCCCATGTTAAATAGCCTCTTTTAAATGTTCTTTTTGGTATAAAAAAATATCTGCAACTTCTTGCATCATCCAGTTTTTTATTCTTTCCATTCTAACTTGACAAAAAAAATCTTGTTGAGAATACCAGGTTTCTATCGGAGTTGTTCCTTTGTTGCTGTTGCATCGTTGACAGGCCGGTATTAAGTTATTACGATTACTTGTTCCTGATTTAAATCGCGGCACAATGTGATCTAAACTGGTTGCCGGGGCATTGCAATATCCACATTTATAATCCCAATCTTTATAGATCTCTTCTCTAAAACGTTTCTTAGCCAGTTTTGGTGTTAGTTCAATCAGTAGAGCGAGCGGTTCATTAGCGCTGCTGAACATAGACCTAATGGCTGTTAACTAATTTTAAGAGTGGTCATCCAAAACAAACAGATTAAGTTTTGTTTAATCACGTTGACAGCTTCTTTGCGACCGATAACGTACTGATGTAAGCCAGTTTTAAACCATGGCAGCGACAAACGGATGGGTTTCTGTCCAGAAAGCAGAAGAGCTTCTGGGCATTGACCGCAAAATGCTTTTCAAGATGCGCGACAAAGGCTTCTTGAAGCTCGGCCCGCACTACGCAGCTTTCCCCGAGACTCGCTCTAGGGATGGATACCGTTGGAACGTTGCTGCTGTCAGGAAGCAACTGAGCAAAGTTCCTTCTGAACTGGTTGCTTCTTGATGGGTGCGTAAAATTTCTTTCTCATTCGATACGCTAAAACTAAATCAGTAAGATTTAAGCGTGACGAGGGAGAAGAAATGAACGAATACAAACAAGCAATCATTTTATCTAAGCAACCTTCAGTATTTGAGGGTTGCTTTTTCTTTAGTTGAAACAAAGAAACCCACTGAGGGTGCAGTGGGCGTACAGCTTTTTTCTTTGTGAAGACGTTAATTGTATTGTTTTCGTTCCAGGTGAATCCTTTTATTTCTTCTGGCTTTATGCCATAAGTCGAAATCATTCCATAAAGCCAAGCAGCTTTCTTGAAACGAGGTGTTGTTAATAGTTGAAAGTAATGATCAACAATCAGTTGATCCGCAGGAGGAGCATTGATGCTGTCCATAGCCTTACGGGGATCAGTGCCTACAGCTTATCAACGCACTGTGGCATCTAAATAAAAGCTTAATGAGTCTTATTGGACTCAATTTAAGTATAGATTAATTAATCTTCTGGCACAATGCCTTGTGCATAGGCGGCCCAGGCCAGCCCCACTGCTTCAATTGTAGATCGCTCAGTCGCTTCGTAAGGAAGATTGACTACATCCCCAGCGTGATAAGTAATGGGTACACCTTGATAGGAAATAGGACTAAAACCTGCTTGACGTGTTTCCAGCTGACGCTGGGAAAGAACAAACGTGCTCTCTACAACATCTCCGAATTTAATTTCGTCCATTGAATTCATTCCTCTTTTAATCAGGTTAATATAGGCAAACAGACAAAGCTAGGTATGAGTACCGAACAGGACCACGAATTTGAGCTGGCTTACTGGGGAGATTGCTGTAATACGATTGACGAAGAGCAAAAGCAATTAGTTTATTCACGCTTTTTAGGACTCAAAAGAAATCATTATTCTTTTGATGTTGAAAACAAATCTATTTTGGATATCGGTGGTGGACCCGTTTCTTTGTTGTTGAAAGCTATCAATCTAAAGAAAGGAAAAGTTGTTGATCCTTTGCCTTATCCCAAGTGGACCGTAGATCGTTACGCGTCAAAGAACATTGAATACTGGCAATTAAAGGGCGAAGAGATTGTTGAAACTGGTTGGGATGAAGTTTGGATTTACAACTGCCTTCAGCATGTAGAAAACCCTGCATTAATTATCGACAATGCTTTAAAGGCTGGAAAGGTACTCCGTATTTTCGAATGGATTGACATTCCGCCCCATCCAGGTCACCCGCATGAACTTACGCAATTTAATTTGGATTATTGGTTAAGTACCAAAGGAGACGTGGTTACTTTGGCTGAGGGCGGATGCTACGGTCGGGCATATTACGCAGTTCGTACCAGCCCTTACGCCATAGATCATTAAGCTGTTGGAACGCCTTGTCGTACTTGATTCCACAAGCTTCTAACGAATAACGTTGCTTGGCAATTTTTGCGATTTGACGGCGGTCTAGATCTTCAACATCTTCAATAGCATCTAGCCAATCTTGCAGAGTATGGCAACGAAATCCAGTGACACCCGAAACAACTGTCTCCGCAAAGGCACCATAATCAACAGCGATAAGTGGGGTACCGCACAGCATTGCTTCAACGCCACTGCCGCCAAACGGTTCAGTGAATACCGTTGGCATCAATGCTGCACGGGCATTGGCTAGAAACTCTGACCGTTCACGTCCTGAAATTGGACCACGATACTCAATGTTTGGGTGCTTCCAGGGGGATGCGTCACCCTGTCCGTGAAGAATGATTGGCCAAGGACTGTGGTTGGCAATTTCTTTAATTGTATCTAACCCTTTGGGTGAACAAATGCGTCCTAAGAATGCTAAATATTCTCCGTGTTTGTATTTTGGTTTCCAATCATCAGTATCAAAATAATTGGGAATAACCCATTCATAATTTTTTCCTGCACGATTTTCTTTGCCTTGATGGTAATGCATCCAGGCATAAGATTCAAAAATTCGAAAACTATTTGGCATCAAAGTTGGATACCCAATTCCTGTCTCAACATGTTGATGAGAAGGAAAGATGTCCATTAATCCTTGATGTGCATGCCCAAAAGGGTGGCAAATAATGTCTTCTTTTTCCAGGTGTTCTTTTAAATGGGGAATTAATTTCTTTTCAAAGAGTTGATGCCCTTCGCTACCAACTGTTGCATCGTCACCATAGAAATCAGTGTTTTTTCTCTTTCCGTATATTGAGTCAAACTCTTCTTCCGTAAGAATAGGGATATGTTTTGTTGCATTTGCTTCACTTCCTTCATTTGAGTATTCAATTACTTCGTAGCCTTGGCCTTGCATCATCTTGGGAAAGCGCAAAGCTTTTCCAGTAAAGGCACAGTGGGAATATGCAGCGGTTGATTTTGTGTGAAACAACCCAATCAAATGAAGGCGCATTTCAGATTTGTTTTTTTAAACTCTAGCTGATGATTGAGACGCCGTCGCTTTTTAGCTCTAAAGTCCAGCTTCTAGAAGCCGCTGATGTGTTTACTGTTACGTTTGTGGCAGACCAACTTGTAACACCAGTATTTGTATCGTGTCCTGCAGACTCTGGACCGGCACCAATAAATGCTCTGTTCGTCATGCCCGCCGGTGCTAATTCAACGTTCGTAGCAGTACGATGACCAGCAAAACCAGCAACAATACTTCGTCCGTTTGTGTTCTGCATGCTTAATGCAGGATAGGTAATTGTTGTTGAAGCTGCTTGGCTGCTACCAGCAAAAGCGCCTATATTTGAACATCCTCTATAAACGTGTGCAACTAAGTGCGTTGCGTTTGTCCAGGTATTAGATGGAGTGTTTCCGCTGGTTACAAATTTGTAAGCAAGTCTAGATGAGTTTGTGTTACCCCCAGTAGCTCCTATGCCAGACCATGTAGCTGGAAGTGTAGGTGCAGTGTTGCTACCGTTTCTATACGCAAACATAACAATAATATCTCCGGACACGTGAGCTGGAAGTGTCATTGTTGTAGCAGCAACACCACTTGCTCCAATAAATTCAATGGCCATATCAGAAAATTAACGTGACATTAAAAGTAGTTGTGGGACCAGATGATGCCGTAGTTGTTAACCATACAAAGTTTCCGCTTGCAACTGTTGCGTTGTTAAAAGTGGTTGTATGAACACCTGTTGTTGTGTTGTTAGCTGTCATGCCTCCAGTTACAACTTCTGTTCCTGCAGCGGAAAAATTACTACCGTATCTAATTGAAAAGCTAACACTAGGAGATGTTCCAGCAACAATGGAGCATATTTTTGTGAATGTAATTGACTCTGTATTAAAGAACAGAGGTAGTTTTTCTGCTGCACCTGGGTTGATAATTGTAATGGATTTAGGAGCAGCGGAACCCTGGGGACCTGTAACACCCGTGGCGCCTGTGGCACCTGTGATGCCAACACCGGTTGCACCTGTAACGCCTGTGGCGCCCGTAACTCCGTCAACACCAGCAACACCTGTAGCACCGGTAGCTCCAGTCACTCCAACGCCAGTAGCTCCCGTAGCACCGGTAACTCCATCAATACCAGCTACGCCAGTGGCGCCGGTAGCACCGCTAACGCCAACTACGCCAGTGGCACCAGTAACTCCAATACCGGTTGCTCCAGTGACTCCGGTGGCTCCGGTAACACCAACGACTCCGGTGGCCCCCGTGACTCCAACTCCTGTGGCGCCTGTAACGCCTGTAGCACCGGTGATGCCGACGCCAGTAGCTCCCGTTGCACCAGTTATACCTACACCCGTAGCTCCTGTAGCACCATCAACCCCACTTACACCTGTCGCACCAGTTACCCCGGCACCCGTAGCTCCAGTTACACCTGTTGCGCCGGTAGCTCCACTGACGCCAATTACCCCCGTAGCACCAGTAATACCTATACCAGTGGCTCCAGTGGCTCCGCTGACGCCAATTACACCAGTTGCACCAGTAATACCGACGCCTGTTGCTCCTGTCGCACCTGTAACTCCAGCGACTCCAGTGGCACCTGTAATGCCTACTCCAGTAGCGCCCGTTGCACCCGTGATACCAATACCTGTTGCTCCCGTCGCACCCGTAATGCCTACTCCAGTAGCGCCCGTCGCACCGGTGATGCCGACGCCAGTAGCTCCTGTTGCACCGATAGCACCCGTGGCCCCACTGACTCCAATGACACCCGTAGCTCCTGTGGCACCAGTTGTTCCTGCTCCCGTAGCGCCAGTCGCACCTGTGATACCAACTCCAGTGGCACCTGTAGCACCCGTGACACCTACGCCTGTAGCGCCTGTCGCACCAGTTTCTCCAACGGCTCCAGCGGCAATTGCTGTTTGTACATAAGAAGCGGTTGTTGGGCCGTCATGCACAAAGTGAACTTCAACATTTCCGGAATACGTTGTTTTTGCATATGCTTTAACAACGATCCGATCTGTTACTAAAACGTTTTGAGGGGTTGGAAGGGTATACGCAATGCTTTGAAAAGTTGCAACTGTGTCATTGATTTCATTTGTGGTGATATTAAATAATTCGGTTTCTGCATTGCCACTTAATGTATCTACTTTGTAAACCCGAAAAACAATCTCACTTACACCACTGGTTGTATCAACGTAACGATAAACATTAAACGTATAGTTTCCTGGAGGAAAAACTTCTAGGCCAGGATCACCAGATGGTGTTACGTGACCAACAATTAAAACTTCACCACTGGTGCTATCAACAGTGGCACTCATGTCATCAGTTGCCAAAGAAGAAGGAAAATCTGCGATTAATTCTTCGTAAGGACTAATGTCACTTGTCGTGGAGTGAAACCAATATGTACGACCTGCTGCGGACACACCTGCTGGGCCAGTAGCACCTGTTGCCCCAGAAACGCCAGCCCCTGTAGCACCAGTAGCTCCCAACGCGCCTGTCGCTCCTTGCACCCCGGTAGCTCCCGTAACACCGGCACCAGTGGCCCCCGTGGCACCGCTCACGCCACTTACACCTGTAGCTCCTGTAACTCCCGCACCTGTGGCACCTGTAGCCCCTGTGACGCCGGTAATACCAACACCAGTTGCTCCAGTTACCCCAGCCACCCCTGTAGCACCAGTGACACCAACGCCAGTGGCACCCGTAGCCCCTGTAGCACCTGTGATGCCAATACCAGTAGCTCCAGTGGTTCCTACGCCGGTAGCTCCTTGAGGGCCAGTGGCACCTGTTATTCCAACCCCAGTTGGACCAGTGGCACCAGTAGTGCCAACACCTGTTGCTCCTGTCGCACCCGTAATACCAATACCGGTTGCACCTGTAGCTCCACCAGGACTTCCAGCTGGGCCGGTAGCCCCGATCATGTTATAGACCTTGGAAAGCCCTGTCTCGTCGTAAACGAACCATTCACCCTCTTGAGTGAAAACCAACTCTTCGTTATTTTCTAACGCACCATTCCAAAGTGTATTGGTTAATGAACCGTCAAAATGATTGACCGTAAGCGTCCTGGTCCCACCAGTTTCATTTCGAGCGCTAATATTTCGTACGTTTCTTTGAGTATTTGCGGCTGGCGCAGTAACAATAACAGAAGAACCAGAGGTCGTAATTTGTGTGTTTAATCTTCCAGGGGTAACAACACCCGAGAGATTATCTGCATACGAAACATGAACTTCAACCAGACCTGAAGCACTGGTAACTAGCTGTACTTGGTCTGAGACTGAAGTTAGGAGCAGCATTTGTTTTTATTCTTTTCCGCTTTATGTATTTTAACTTAACAACTAGGCAGAAGGTCTTTGCCCCAGCGAAGGAGTGTATGGTGTTCCATCTTTGTCGTACATGATAAAACCTTGCATGCGAACAAAGCTTGATGGAATATTAAACAATTTTTGCATCATCGGCATCATCATGGGCGACTGACAGTTGTATGGAGGTACGTCCATATATGCCAAGGCATTCTGAGTAAGTTTAATTCTTCCGTCAACTCGTTTTTCTTCGGTATCACGTACAAGTTTCTGCTCCCATTCGGCCATGCTGTCTTGGGCCACAGGGAAGTCAGAGGGCTCTGGAGGGAAGACTCCCTCTTTAAACTTCATGGCATAGATATGTTTGCAATAACGTGTTTCGTCTAGCAAAGGTGTCCAATAATCAGTTAAAGACGTAATTACATTTCCAGTGGATGCATAATCGCCATACTCGGGTATACCGTCTGCACTCGATCCCGGCAAAGATGGATCTGCCGTACCCCGTAAATAAGTCGAACCAAAGTCTCTAAACACACCTGGATTATCTCTGGTAGCCCCTTGTTTTGTTGTTGAATTAGGTGTAATTGAAGGGGGTAAATTATATTCTGGTGCAGGTGAAATAACAGCCATATTGCGATTTGTTGTCGCAGATGTCATTGCGCTGTTATCGATGAGACCTGAACGATCTTTCATTTCTTCGTAGCGTCCGGGCTTCACAGATGCGATGTTTGAACGCGGAAAATAACGATTTTTTCTGCTGTTTAAATTAGTCATGAACGCGTAATCGCGTCGGTTGAAATCTTGACACGAACAGCAATAACGTGTTCCTGTCATAAAGAAACGACCAACTGAAGGCGGCCTGGTTGCAGGTGTAATAAAGGTGCGATCAGGTGTTGATTCAACAGATCCTCTTTTACGCAGCTTTAAAACACCTGTGAATGGATTGGTGTCCGCAAGAACGGCCTGTACATATCCATAGCGTTTTTGAGTTGTCGGATCAATTGAATCCCTGGTAATAGGAACACCACCCTTGGTAATGATTCGATCTTCCAGAATTTCGCCATTAATTGCCTTCAGTCCACCAGGGATGCCGGGGATAGGAACATAGAGCGGAGGGGGCAAGGGATTAGATGGACTCCAATTTCCACCAATTTTTACATACCAAAAATCATCATCTTCAGTAACAGATTCAATATATGCAGGTGCAGATGCTACTTCAAATTCATTATCAAAAAATAAACCGACGTTCTCATAATCTTCCATATGAGCGTCTAACCAGTACCTGTTCGTTGAGCCTTTAGCAAATTGAATATTGTCCATGCGCAGGCTGCCCGCAACACGAACCCCGGCCCAGTGCATGCCAAACTCTTTGCTGCTTGTTGGGAACCCTTTAAAAACACCTGGAATAGTAGGCAGGTTTCCGGTGATGGGCGTTACGCCCGGCGGTAATGGAATGTTGTAAGTAAAAGAATATTCGTATTCGTTGTCATATGACGAAGCGGTGGCTAACTCGTAACCTCTTCTCCAGCGGGACCAAGCAGATTCGCGGTCAATTGTATAGATCGAATCAGGGACGCTTCCCTTGGAAAACTCCGTGGTAATTGGCACAACACCCTTAGGCGCACTAATTGTTGTTGCGCCAAAATTTCCAAACGTGTTTCCACGCTTTGCTGCCATGGTTTAGAAGAAACCGCCCTGAGCAATTACGTGGGCACCAGGGGCATATCCAGCAGCGTTAGGAGCATCCGGGAAAACACCCACATAAATACGATCGCCTCGCTCCAGGTAAATACCTTTATTGCGAAGGGGTGCAGTCTCACCAAGGCCAGTGGTATTACCTGCTTGCACAATTGGTGCTGCCAGTTGAGGCATTAAATCGCTGCAGTCAACTGTCTGGACATTTGCACCAACAGTCTTTGCAAACACAATGCGGTAGTCACCAGAACCAGGGATGGGCGTGGTGGTGTTACGAGTGTGATAGAAAACAAAAGTTACCGCAGGCTGGTTGCCATAACCAATGCCGTTAAAGACAAAACCACTGGCAATACCACCAGAATAATGTAAAGCCGTGTTAATGCCCGCAAGAGCAGAAGATCCAGTATACGTGTAGTACCCGACACCGCTAGCTGCTCCCGAACCTGTTAAAACGCCTGTCGATTGAACATTAACAATCTGACCGCTAATGATAGAAATAGCAGTGCCAGAAGTTGCTGCATTCACCGTATAGTCTGCATCACGGTAAAAGTCGTTACGAGTAATCGTAATGGAATCAACGACACCACCATTATTGTTGTCATCACTCAAGGTTGCGTCCATGTCAACCAAGATGGACGGCGCTTGGCCACCTTGAACAAACAAGGTGTTGGTGGTAGCGCTACCAACGGTTTGCGTCGTAACACGCACAACGTCAAACAACGGGCGGTCTGTAAAAACAGGTTGCTTATTGGTAGAAGTCGATGCCATTTACAAATCCCCTTTTAGCCCTTATTAGGACCTTCTTTCAATACTGACATTCTAATGGAACGAATTTAAATTAAAACATTGACGAAAGCCCGTAGGCCTGATTGAAGCCTACAGGAACTTTCATCTTGCTTTCGGCTAGTTTGTCGGGATTTTGATACAAAGATAAAAATCTTTGGAAGTTATCGCCGGGAGATTGTTCGGCAGACTCAAAGGCGCTTAACCGATCAAAAATACGTCCGATTAAACTCCTTTTGTTCTCACCTGAGAGATTTCCCAGGCTTCCAGGGAGAGAAGTGAAGGCTGTATAGCGACTTCCCCCAAGGAGGCTTGAGGCCTCCCCTGGGGTGTAATCGTCAACGTAATCGGACCTATTTCTGAGGGATGCCATTAGACAAACATGTTTAAATAGTCATCAGGTAATGGCATCATCGAATTAGAGAAAGAGACCAATTCGTCAGGAGATGCCAAGCTACTTCTTTGTTGTAATATGGCGGGAATTCGAGATTTAATCAGTTGTTCAATAAGCTCTTGAGCTAAGGAATTTCCTTTAGCTGCTTTTTGTTGAGATGGGGTGGGGGCCGGAGCGGTAGTTGCAGGTGTAGGCCCTGAAGTTGATTGGTAAACCTTTTGTAATTCTGATAAAGATTTTACTGGTTGACCATAGTAACTACGACCTGACTCCGTAGGAAACGAGGCCCATTCGGGAGAAAGTTTGGCAGCAACCCTGGAACTTAGACCCTCTTTTTGAAGAACAGATAAACCACCAATAGGCATTAAACGATTTCTTGCCAATGACAGAGCGGCAATATCTTGCTCTTCAGGTCCAAAGCCAGACAAACCTAGGCGAGACGCTTGTGATTGCCAGGTTCCTGGGAGGAACTGGTAACGACCTGCTGCAGCGCTTGAGTAACCTCCGGGGCTGGAAATCACTTTGTCCGGGTGTGCCTTAAGGCTAGGCGCAAGTCCACCACCAAACATGACTCGATAAGAGTCGGTGGGATTAGAACGGCGAGTTCCTTCAGCAAAAGAAATAGTCTCCAGAAGTTTTTTACCTTCGGGACTGTTTCTAAATTGCTTTAAAAACTCTCTTTCGTTCATGGGCTTTGATGTTTTTACTTCTTCTTTTTTTGGCTCTTTCTCATGCTCCTACCCAATTTGACGCGGCCCTGAGTGCGGGAGTAAACACAGCTTGAAGTGCGAGAATCACACTAAGTTTGGCAACAAGGCGACGAAGAAAATTAGGGCAAAGAATCATTGGTTTAAAGCAACAACGCTGGCCTCCGTAGATCAAAAGATCTGTTATCCAGCAGGTGGACTTACCCACGAAGTGTGGTGCCAAGTAAACCTAGTTTAACAACTGGTTATTTTCGAGCTTGTGCCAGGGACTGAGCTTTAAGTTGCTCAATCATTTCAGGCGTGATTCCATACTTGACCGGATCATAACCGGTAACTCCCACGCGTGTGCCAAAATCACCTGTTTGATACGGAGCCTCACCAGGGGCAACCGGAATATCTGCAGGGTTAGTAATCGTCTGTGCAATCTGATTCGGAGACATGCCCGCCTGATAGCCAAAGGTTTTTTGCATCAAGGGATTAAAAGAACCAACCGCACCACCAGGTTGTCCCATGGGAGTGCCGCCATACTTTTGCTGCCAAATCTGCATGCCGATGTCACGAGCTGCGTTCATCTCCTCTTGAGTCTTGGCAGCACTACGTGCTTTTTCGTAACGCTGAAGTTCAGGATCTTGTGCGGTCAATTGGGCGACACGAGAAGCTTCTTGTTGATATGCACGATCTGCGGGCGAACCATCAGTGGCAAAAGAGCTTCCGGAGGTTGGTAAAGGAAGGGCTAAGGGACTGGGGGCGTTGGCAATACGCCCAGGAATCGGGGGTCCCATGGGAGAGCGGGCACCACCAAAGGCTGCATCACCCACAACTTCAGAGCCCAATAAACCGGCACGGGCAGCAGAAGAACCTGATTGCCAGCCATATCGAGAGCCTGTGTAGAACTTACCATCAGGACGTTGCTGTCCCTTGGATGGACCTGCGGCTGCACCAGCGGAGGACGACAGGCCAGGAGCAGTTAAACCACGCATCTGCTCTGGAGAAAAGCGCGGTTGTGCGTTTAAAATTCCGCCAAAAAAGCTTTTAACTGCACTTGCCGCAGGAGCCAAAGGTGCGTTGGGATCGCCATAGCGATATTCGCCCTCACTTGTTAAAAAGCGACGACCCTTACCAGGAACATTTACCCATTTTCCGTTAGCCATTAGCGCCAAACCTCATGTAAATAAAGACGGGATCCAACTGCGGTATCGGCAGGCCCAGGTAGTGCCTGGATAAATTCTGCACCAGAGCGTTCGTATCTATAACGAGCCTGGAATGGATCTTTGTAGTTGGGAACGTAAAGAATATTTGCCAGACGATTGGTTTCGTATAGGTAAATTTCGTCCCAAACTTTTAATGCTTCTTTGGCATTACTTGATCTAATTGTACGATCAACGTCCCCAGCAATACTTTCTAAACGAGTGGAAGGAGACGTTGCGACTTCTGTTTTCTTTTCAGCGGTATCACAACGGCCAAGTTGAATTACAATTTTGTCGTAAAAAAAGGAATCCGGAACTGTATTCATTGCTTCTTCCAGGCGAGCGTAATCACCCGCAGGAACCGACACAGTGAAATAGCCCAGGTGATACCTGACCCTACTCTTATCAAAGTCAGATAAATGCACTTTTGAATTCCCTCATTTTTTAATTATAAAAGCAGATAATCAACCGTAGATTCCAGCCTTGGCGGGATCCAGTAAAAATTCTTCGTATGGATTAGCACCCATCAAAGATGTGTAATTACCCAGAAAACTTTGACCCCTGTTAGCTAACTTTGCCTCAAGAACTTGTCCAATAATTTGTTGAGACAAAGAAGGTTTTTCTTTTTCTCCAAACAAGAGTTGAAGAAGTTTATTTGCCGAATCATCTGGATTCACCTGAGCACTTGTCTGTGGTGTCTGGGTGCCGGTACTTGCTACAGAAGTTGCTTTCCCTGGTTGCGTATGCAGAAACCTAAGCTCATACGGCTGGCCCTGCGCGTCTGTGGTCATCAAGCTCCCGTAACCCTTATTAGGTTGAAAAGAGCCTGACCCCTTGTATGTCAGTTGAGTCCCAGCACCCAAGCCAACGTCAATTCCTTCATGATAAGAAGAGGCTCCTGCAGTTGGAGCTGAGCGTGGACCAAAACCTGAAGTAAGTGGAAAATTCCATTTCCAATCATTACCTTGTTGTTGAACCAAGGGTTTCCTGTCTTGGCCAACTAAAACATTCTGCAGCAGACTCTTGGCTGATTTGGGGTCAATCTTTTTCCCTTTCTGTGCGCCAAACTGAGGGATTACGCGTAAATCCAGGTGGGCACCCGTTGTTGCAAAAATATCTTTGCTTGGATCAATAACTGAACCTAGTGGGATTAAGCCCGCCATATTACTTTTTATTTTTAATTTTAAGACTAAAAAACCCCCGGTTTCCCAGGGGCGTTTAGGAGATGAGTATCAAACACGGATTAAATCTGCTGCAATAACAGCTTCCCAATCAACCCTCTTGATTTGTTTTAACTGCTCTAGATTCGCGAATCTTTCACCCGACAGAGACATCTGTAAATCCTTCACTTCACGAGCGGTTTTTAAACCAATGCCCTTGATGTGATCGGCAATCATTTGAGCAGTTGCCGTATTAATGTTCAAGCGCGTTTCAGGAGGAAACGTGCGAGGCTCTTCTTTTGCTGCTTTATCTTTTACCTGGAGAGTTTGAACCTTTTTGGTTGCTTGCTCATCAGGAGTCAATTCGTTTTTGTAAGCGGTATAAAGGCGACCGTCCTGATCTTCGACCATGAACCAATCGCCGTTATCCCATTCGCTTACAATTTTGACGCGTGCGCCAGTTTTTTTGTGTTGATAAAGGAGCATGCTAAGACCAGAAGTTATCTGGTCTTAGTTTACCTCAATCAGCTAACAGTGCGACCAAGCAGATAGCCGTCGATGTCCTCGTAGCCAGGAGCTTCATCAGGCTGGATGTAGCACACTTCCACAACCAGGTAACCGGTGCGGCCTGCAGCTGCGTCAGCATCAGAGATGAACACACCGCCAGAAGCAACGGTACCGGTCACGGTATCGCGGGACAGCACGCTGTAGGTTGCAGCACCAGTCAGGGTCTTGTAGATGGTGTTTGCAGCGACACCAGCAGCACCAGTAGCGGTGATGAAGGGCGCAGCGCTCAGACCCTGGGAACCGCCAGCAAAGTAGACGAGGTCCACACCACCGGAAACGGTGGAGGTCAGGTTGGCTTGAGCAACAGCTTCGCCAACACCAGCATTGGAAACCAGGCCAGTTGCGAAGGTGATGGTGTTACCGGTGGAGGCATACACACCGGAGGCAACGCGACCGTCGCCCCAGCCGGAGGCAACCGAGATGGCTGCGCGATACACGTAAATGGGGGTGGTGGTGTTGCCACTCACAACCATGCCGGTGATATCGGTACGGGTGTCGTCGTTCCGGTAAGGGGAAGGAACGATCACGCTCATGGTCTGACCCTTGGTGGTTTGCTCACCAGAGGCCCAGGTCACGGGGACGTAACCACGCTGTTGGAAATAGCGGTAGCCAGGGGTAGCCAGCACCGAAGTGGGGCCGCCCTTGGAACCATCATTGGTGCCGCTGGAGTCGGTATCAATATTCTTGTACCAACCGTTCAGAGGCTCTGCCCAGTTACCGGGGTAGATTTTCTTAGAAGACAGATAAGTCATTTATTTCTCCGTTTTTATTTAAAATCAGATGTCGCCATCATCGGACACAAAGCTGAAGGCGGTGGTCACGAAGTCCTTGTTCAGAATCTCGAAGCCAGCGTACAGTTGCCAGATGAGGATGATGAAACGGCTGAAGTCATCGTTATTGTTAATGAGGACTTGAGCGTTCGGGCCGCCGATACCAACACCAATGGCCTGAGGACCAAAGAAGTAACCTTGGGCAACTTCTTGAGAAGAGTAGGTAGAAGCGTTGAAAGAAGCGTTAACGTTCTTGGTCGGGAAGTTGGTCGACTCGAAGAACTTAACACCTTCAAACTGGACGCCGGTCGGCATCACGGGCTCACCAGCCAGGAAATAGCCCTGACCAGCTTGAGGACCCATGTAGAAGCTGGCGTTGTTAGGCATCATGGGGTTGCCCATGTACATGCCTTGACCAGGGTTACCAGCGTAACGGGCAATCTCACGGAAGTCAGGATCACGACGCAGGTGCATCATGAAGGTGGGATCGCAGATGCAACGATACAGACCATCGGAATAGGTCGGCACGTTGCGCTTACGCAGGTCCTTAACAACGGTCAGCAGGTCGGTACGCACCTGGAACTGCTGAACTTGAGCGCCATACTCACCAGTGGTGTAAGAAACACGACCCTGGGAATCTTTGGTTTTACCACCAGCGAAGTAGTAACCGCCTTGAGTGGTGCTGGCGGCACCATTGGCTTCGGCTTTGGCCAGTTCGTCAATAAAGACGCGGTCACGCCACCGGCGATAGTCATCAAGCAGCGTCAGGCTGCCGATGGACTGGTGGAACATGTTGAGGTTACCGGTGTCCAGCAGAAGACGCTGAGCGGTAATCAGGGTTTCGCGAGCAATCTTGAAGGTGCTGGGCTGGGTCGGATCGCCCGGGTCCGCAGGACCGGTGTACTCCTTAAGCACCACCAGGACTTTCTCCTTGGTGATGTTACGGCTGTTAGCGGTACCGATCGTTTGGTCGGCAATACGCTCACGGCTGTCCTTGGTACCGGGGGTTCCCCAGAACTTGTAGCGATCAAGCTGAACGGTTTGACCGGGCTGACGGGTAAAGTCATGAACCACCACGGGCTCAACCGCCATTTCAGCAATATAGGCGGGGTGAGGACGGTAAAGTTCCGCGCCTAGAATCTTTGGAAAGTCGTTATCAATGAACACTTTGTTTTATCCTCCAGTATCTCAGGAAGTGTTTTTATCGGGTGAAAGATTCAGACATTTATATGTCTTATCTAACACAAATTTTAGCAGTTGGTAATTTATTTAATTACACATACTGCGTAGTGGGCGTTTTATAGCGTGCTCCAGCTGAATTACTAGAGCCGTAAGATTCCGGATCAACGGGCATGCCCTGCTGGAAACCGGGTACACCTAATGCACCGGGAATTGCACCAGCAGCAATACCACCAAGACCCGCAAGTCCTGCGGCACCAGGTGCAGCAAGACCTGCAGAAACTGATTGAACAGCTCGGCCCATACCAGGAGAAGCAATGCCTTGCTCTGCAGCTTCAAGACCAGAAGCAACTTTGTTAATTGCAGCCATCCGTTTACCTTGCACCGCTTCATCTGGAAGACTACGTGCAAGATTACCAAGTGCATTCCCTGCTGGAGTTAACGCACGAGATTGAATAAGCTCGGCAACAGCAGGAGCATACTTGCCAGCTAGGCGTCCAGCAAGCAAGCCGCCCCTGGCACCAGCTCCGCCCGCAAGTCCTGCAAGAGCAGCAGAACCAGGATCTTCACCCTGGGAAAGGGCGTACCCACCAGCTGCTAAACCAGCAGCGGCAGGTACACCATATTTAAGAAGAGGACGCATGGCCTCACTCCATCACAAACAGTTTGTTAGCAACGGTTTGGGGTTGGGCTTGGTTAAGCACGCGCCAAGCGTTTTGAGGATCACGGGCCATCAGCTCGTTGAAGCTGCCCCAGAAGTTCTCAGGCTGCTGAGGAGCAGCAGAAGCGGGAGGAGCAGGGAATTGGCCCATTTGGGGCTCGATGGAGCCAGTGGGATAGCCACGGGTTTCCAGCTGCTCTTCGCTTTCGTACACAGGATAGGGACCTTCGGGACCAAAGAACTTCAGCGTGTAATCGCTAAGAACGTCGGGGTTGGTCAGGATCTCGTTGTAAGCCAGGTTCTCCTGGTGCTCATTAACCGCAAAATCAGCATAACCAGTGATCAGACCAGCGGCTTGATTGCCCCAGGCAACTGCGCTATCCAGCATGCCTTCCAGTTGGAGAGCATAGTTATTTAGGATTGCGGGAGCCTCTACCCCGAACGCGTCGATCACCTGACGGCTTTCGTTGCTCAGTTCCAGGTAATCCGCGATCGCCGTATTCACTTCCTGGTGCATTTCTGCCGCCGAGGAGCCCGTTAAGTAGGTTGGGGAAGAGTTGGGCGAGTAACCCTGGCTGGGATACGAGGTCGGCGCTGCCGATTGTTGCGTAACTTGGTTGCTGCCCAGACCGTAGTTCGCCGGGGTAAACTGTGTCGGATTCGCTGAGGGTTGACCCTGGAACGGGGATTGGACTGGTGCGCTCAGCAGGTTCACCACCTTGTTGAACGCCGATTCCCATGGATTCGCCGCCGAGTCCGCCGCCGGTTGGGATTGGGGGGCGTACTGAGTAGGGGCTGATTGGTAGCTGGGGGCTGCCTGAGGTACCGCTTGGGGGTAACTCGTACCCACCTGATAAGCCTGGGGTGCCGGAGCTTGGTAGCTGCTGGGCGCCTGTGCTGGCACCACGTAGCTGCTGGGAGCTACGGCCACTGGTGCTTGGCTCGTCTGTGGGATCGATTGGACGGTAGCGTCCTGCATAACTCATCTCCTTTTGTAGAGCTTCTAAAGTTCGATACAGATAGGGTGTTAAATCCAATCTCGGATCCGCAGCCATCGGTAAATCCGGTGCTTGCGGGTGGGGGGTCTGCATCATGCCTCCCACAAGGCGAGCGAATTGAGAGTAAGCACTCTGTAATTCATTCACCATCCTGAAGGGGAACCCAGATAACATCTCGGCTCTTTCCTCATCCGTTTTTGACGGGAAGAGGTATTTCAGTGCTTCAATGCTATCAACACCTAATTCCTGAAGGTTCCTTACAACAATAGAATTGTTCAGAATGTCTTGCGTGGAATCTTCATAAACAGGTCCCATCCAACGCCATAAAACAGTTACATCCCCATCGGGAATTAAACCTAAGACGCCAGGAGGAACCTGTTGAGTTTTGAGACAAGCAAGCATTAATTGCTTTACCTGATTCTCAAACATGCTCATTGCTTCTTCATACATACTGGCTTCTTCAAACGAAGCATTCTCTGGAAGTTCCAGGGGCTTTTCAATTCCAGCTGCGGCGGCAAGCGTTTCTCGGAACAAACGTTCTTCTTGATAAAGAATTAACTCAAGACAACGAGAAATACCGTATGTGTAAATAGCAATTGCTTTTTTCTTTGATGTAGCAGAGACACGTCCAAACAGTGACTTATACTCAGTTGCAGTAACGCCTGCCGAAATTGATAATTCGTCTACGCCACCAAGAGCGGTGCGAATTTCTTCGCGATACTGACGAGCAAATGAGTTCTGGTCACCGGTAATTGCGTCGGGAACAATGTAACCAACACGATCGTTTGGTTCCAGGTTTGCAATAACGCGTGGAACACGAATCTGTCCGTCTACACCACGACTAATAGGATCCGACTTAAAGGTTGAGCGACTCAGGGGATTCATGCTGGTGAATCCTGAGTTTGCTGCAATGGAGGGACGTTGAACCGTAGTTTCGGTTCCAGACTCCATCAAATCTGTCTTGGGACGAGAAGAAAGAAGAGTTGGGTTGCCAAAAAACTGAACGTTCTTGCGCATGGTGCGAACCATGTCGTCATGCGTGCAAATGTGATTTGCTAACGCATCAAATTCACCAACACCTTCAGTTGAAAAGCCTTTGGGGTTATTGAAGATCTCAACACAAGGAATGAAACCAAGTGTGTTTTTAAACGTTTTAGTTTTACCAGGTACTGCTTGATACTGCGTATCAAATGAGATTTCGCCTTCGGAATGAGTTTCCTCAATAGTCTTACGTTTGATGGAAAGACGAATATAACGCTTGGTTCCTTGCTGGCCCATGCCAGCTTGACCAGTTAAATTACCAGCTTCAATGTCTTGCTGGAACCCAAGGCCTTTACGAACTTTGTAGCTATAGATGATTACAACTTCATCAAGCTCGCCATCAATGTTGTAATAGGTGCGATATTCGTGCTGACGAAAGTAATAAAGCCGATAATTGGATTGAGTTGGACGAATGTAAAAAAGTCCCTGGCCATCACAAAGGAAATAGTCCCAGATGGAATCTAAGCGGGTGTCAAGTTGGTTGTATTTAACAACACGATCAATAAAGTCTTTTCTTTGATTTCCAAAGTTGTCTTGAGCAGGAAAAAATTCAACACCTTGGCGGATGCCAAATAAACGCATCTGGGCGAGGTGGGCTGCCACGACGCCAGTGTCAATCATTGTTCCGCCATCTTTTTCAAGATACGAATCAATAATCTCCTTAAGCCTAGCCTTAGCGTCAACAGCCATTAACTATTTGCCTGCTCTTGTTGTTGTCAGTTTAGCAGAGGATTTAAGAAACGTATTTGTTCTGAAAACCTACTGGTACCTCAGGGGAAACTTGACCCGCCTGGGGACCATAAAAGAAACCTGCGTTACCCATGGCAGGCATTCCACCAGGGATTGCAGCGGAGCGTAAATTAGCTGGAAAAGTTTTTTGTAATTGTTCTATACGTTCTTTCATGCTTCGACCAGCGGGAGTATTGTCCATCCCGTAGCGATACAACCGATCCTGTATTTCCCGATCCGAAGGAAAATAGCCGGGACTACCAGCGGTCAGTCCACCTTCGTTTCCAAGGCCTGTAGGAAGACCGCCTGTTACCCGTTGCCCTGTATAAAACATACAACTGAATATTGCTTATTTTTATTTTACTCTTCTATTACTTGATAACCGGAAGGGTCGTTAACCTTGCTGAGAAAAATCTTCTCTCCTCTTACGTCCCAATCAAGAATGTCTCCTTCTTGCCAGCCAAGGTGCTCTATTAGTTCGTCTGGTAAAACAATGAACGCTTCTCCGTCATTGTCTTCCTGAACTTCTAAAACGTAATCACTCATTTGCTCAAAATCTTTTCCATTAGCTTATCAAGCTTATTATTGATCTGCTTAAAATTGTCATGCATTTCTTTAATTTCCCTCAAAAAATCAACCTTCAATACGTACTCGAGAGGTAAACGGTTTAATTGATTTTCCAAAGTGTCCAACCTATTTTCTTGTGCGTTTAACAGTGTGTGTACTTGTTGTACACGTTCGTGTGATCGGTTTAAGATCCTGCTAGCAACCCAGCTGCCTCCGCTAATTGCGGAGATGCTTGCGGTTAGTATCAGGGCTAAAAATTCAGAGCCCACTTGTAAAATGCTTTTTTCTTATTTTAGACTTTAATAATCAAGATGGAGTTGTCCTTTTCGCATAAGGCCTGTTACCAACCATACTAACGCGTCAACCGTGTCGTCATGACTGCTGACACCAAAGTTAGTCAACTCTTCAAACATATTTGTAAAATTACGATATCGATTAAAAATAATTTTGCGATCTTCAAACATACCAATAATTCCCCTGAAACGAGCTAACTTATCTGCTCTGAATCCTTTGACTGGATGCCAGAGCAAATTGTATAAACCTTCATCATTTAAACAAACTCGTTTAAAGTCTGCTTCCAGGGAAGCCTGATACTGTACAGCTTCAGACCAAATATCACACGTTGAATAAGTTGGGAAATAATTACCGTTGTCATCTTTTCCAAGAATAGACCAGTCGTTAAGCAGTTCTTTCATGGCATCTAATTTTTCAAGATTACCCATGACGCGGATACGTCTGTAATCAATAATATGAATGCGATCTTCAATTCGTCCGCCAAGAACCATTACGGTGTAGTCATTCTTTTCTTTGACGCCTGCCGACAAATCAACTCCAATCCCTAACGTATCAAATTCAGTAGCAATTTCGGCTTTAACAATAAGTTCAGGCGCAAGCGAAAGTTCGTTTTGCCTGATGATTTGATTCATGTACTGAAAAGAAAAAGCAATGGGTGCTTGTCGTTTCTTTTCTTTTAAATATTCGAGTGACCACATATCTGGCCAATAAGACTCTTCTTCACCTGTAACAGGATCATTAATGATTGCAGAAAGAATAATTTGCATCCAATTGTTTTGTTCGTTGAAAGTTGTTGCGTGAATGTCATCATGCCTGAAACGAGTACCCAGGCAAATAGCCCTGGCTCCTTCAAACATGGTGGGTGCGATCACTGCGTTCCAGTTGTCCTGCATCATTTTCCTGATGTCAGGGTTTGCAATATCAGCAGCTGATTTAATAGCGTCATCAATCATGACGAGGTGAGAACGTTTTGAAGTCACGGAACCTTTCAAGCCTGCCGCGCAGAGAGTGAATTGTTCATCACCAGTAACATCAATTCCAGCAAATTTATGATCAATAGACCAATACTCATTACTGGTTACGTTTTTTAAAAGGCGTACCGTTGGAAATACTTCTTGATAGCGTTTGCTTTCAATGATTCGTTTAATGGTTGCCGACTTAGATCTTGCAATATCAACGGTGTACGACAAGTACAAAATTTGTAAAGGCAACTTAGCTTCTGTATGCACACCAATTGCCCATGCAGTTAACAAACCAAGTACTGTGCTTTTAGCTGAGCCACGGGGAGCTAATAGGTCAATGTTGGGACCAGCAATTTTAATTAAACAAGTACTATCTTCGCCCGTAACAAAATGTCGGTTCCATTCCTGGTGATGTTTAGCTGGGGGCTTATCTGCTACAAACTCACAAAAGAAACCAAAATCTTCTCTAGCGCGTTGAAGATCCGCAAGATTTTTAGGTTGTTTAAGAATCTGATTACGCGCCGCTGCACGGGCATTGCGTCGATACGCAAGGTGCTGATAAGAAGGCACGGTAGTTATTCAGAACGTTACTGAATACTAACTTATTTTTCTTCAGGCTTTTTCTTTTTTTGATCTTGATATTTACGTGCTTTATCTAATGCAGCTTTCCTTTTTTCATTGTCGCTCATTTCAGAGCCATCTTCGTTCTTGGCTTCTTTCTTCTTGAAGTGAGCAAGAAGTTCAGCTGGCATTTTGTTTTTAGACATCAGAATTTTGATCCTGTGTTTTTCAGTGCATTCATGCCACGAATGCGTTCCATAACTTGTTCATACTCAGGGGATCCTTTACTCTGCATGAACTGCTCCATGCGGGGCAGGCGACCCTGGCTGATATCAGCACCAGGAGGCGTTGCTTCCAAGCCCGGAGCACGCTCTTGGGCCATAGGAGAAGCGTTCTCCGGAAGAGGACGACGGCCTGCATTTTGACGTTTTACAGAATCACCCGCAAAACGCATGTTGGATTTTCCGGCGCCCATAATTCAAATGTTTGTTGTACTAATTTTAAAACGACTATTCTTCCAACTGCATTCTGGCCCATACGCTCATGGTTGCTTCTTCCAAGGGGATCTCAATAGGATCGTCTTTGAAGATGAACATTAACTCACGAATGGCCCTATCTGCGCCAGCCATTAACAAACCTTTGCGGTCCCTGGCAGAAGTAAAAGTTTCAATTTGTGCAATAGTGCCACGTAATTCTTTTTGCATGGACGCAATACGTGCTACTCCTGCATCGCGTTTAACGATTCCATTTTCAACATCTTCACGTAATTTACGGATGTCTTCTTGCATCTCGTCAATTTCGTAAAGAAGTGTTTTCCGGTGATCGGGCTTTTTATAGTTTTGTTTTACCCAAAGATCACACGCAACAATACTTCCTTCGTAACCAAGAAACCTGGCGTATAAAAAAGTTTCAATTACAGAATAATTATCTGCAGCAAAGCTGCAGAAAGACTCTTGGGTAGAGCTGTCTAAATTATCGACCCAGGTGTCAAATACTTCAATATCGATAAGCTCGTTGGGCCTGACCGTAGTCACGAGCTTCGTCTTCTTGGGCGAAACGCTGGGCTTGGGCACCGGAAGTTCGTTGCTCTTCAGCTCCTTTTCCGATGGTTTCACGTTCTTGTTCACCCGCAGTCTCCATTTTTTTCTTGGAAAATTCGTAAGCCACGCCAGCAGCTTGGCGATATTTGTCTAGATCAAACCAATCATCAACATCGGTTTGGCCTGTAGGAACACTGCTGGTCATGGCTTATAAATATTACAAGAAAAAATTAGAAATTGCTCATCATCGAAGCAAGACCCTGAGCATAGATGTCGCGGCGGCCTTCCAAAGACTTCTGACGCTGTTGACGACCCTTGGAGCCTTCCAGACGCTCAAGAAGTGCCTGGAACTTATTGATATCAAAATAGTCGTCGGCGGGAGCGGTACCAGTCATGTCGTTAATTAATAACTAAAGTAATTATAGCAATCTTAGTTTAAAAACTAAAACTGCCCACAAGATTGGAATACAGAGAACCGGCGGCTCCAATCCGTGCTACTTCTTTGGTACCTTCATTTTTTAATTTCTGAGTTTCTTTATCAATTTCACCTTGAAGATTTGTTAAACCAGCACTATAAAGATACTGGCGGGTATCACGAATATTTTGCTGCTGCTCTTCAATCTCAGCGGCAGTACCTGTAAAAGACTCACCAAAATTTGGTGTAACAACACCAGCACGTTTTTCAGTTCCTTCTGCCATTGTTGGCAAAAGATTAGAAGAGAATTTAAAAGTTCGTTGACCTGTTTTTTTACCAGCAGCATCAGTAGTCTGCTTGCCATACATTGTGTCGTAATAGTTATCAAGATAGCTTTGATTAAATTTATCTTGATATTCTTGACCTTTATAAAGAGAATTACGAAGATCTTCAACAGAAGAATAGTAGCCTTGATTAAAACGTTCAGTTGCTTTTTGTTGTTCTTCTGTAGTTGCTTGACGGCCTAAAATTTCTTCATACGCAGAAGTAATTCCAGTTTGCCTGCGGCCAGGAAGAAGCTCTTTTGTATAAATATCGGTAAAACGAGCTACATCTTGCTCTGGTGGTGCCAGGTTATACTTAGCTGCGTAATCACGAAGTTGCGAAGTAGCGTCTGTGTAATTAATTAAATTTTGACGAAGCTGCGATTCAAGGCCACTTGCCAAACTCGAATAGCTAGCAGCGCCTGCAGAAGTACGTGCTTGTTCAGCTGCCTTGACTTCCGCTTTTTCTTGCGCAGCAGTTGCATCTGCTTTTGATTGCATTTCTTGCGAATATTTAAGAAAATTCGCAAAACTATCGTCTTTAGGAATTACCGGAGCTTTATATTTTACTTTTTTAGAGCCCATGATTACACCATCAACGATTCAATGGGAGCTTGTGCAATACGTCCAAACATACCAGTTGGAGTTGCACGTAGTTCCGCAATACGTTCTTGCATTCTACCAAGTCTTTCTCTTCGTGAATTCTCTTTTACATCTGCAGAATTTTCAAATGCTGCTTGCCAACGGGCCTGCTCTCTACCAAGACCCAACTCTTTAGGCGCAAATTCACCAAGACGCATACGCTCTGCAGCGGCTTGGCGACCAAACTCAAGATCCGGAGCAGTTGTAGAGCCAAAAATTTGGCCGAACATTCCAAGGCCCATATTGGCTTTGGCTGCATCCCTTTGGAAAAGAATTCCTTGTTTCAGGGAATCAGCCTGCGCTTTCATTTGCGCATTGGCAATATTGGCTTGCGTCCTATTACCAAACATGCCGCTGAGTAAACCTCCCCCGGCACTGATTAAACCTCCTGCAATCGCTGGTAACATTCCGCCTCCCCCTCCTGACGAACCAGATGAACTAGGTGATAAATTAAGTTTACTCGAAAAAGCGTCTGTAGTACCAAAAGAAAGTGGCGTTGAATTAGATCCAAAATATGAGCTATACATTTAAATATCTCTTTTAGAAGTATTTAAACTGTGCTACGTTATAACCAGGAGACTGAACGTTCATTGAAGGCACAGACCTAAAAGCTTCGTTTGCTGCACCAGTAATTCGTGAGGCGCCTTCAATTAAATACCCTGGATTCATTGCTTGCGCAATCATGGGGCCAAGGTTTGCAAGTGATTGATATAACACGGCTTTACCGGTACTTTCTTCACCTAACTTTTGACGATATTGCGCCTGACTTCTTTGCAATTGATCCATGTATTCCAGGCGTTTTTTATCCATTTCCCAAGCCTGTTCTGGATTTGTAGAGGGAAATAGTTTTTCTAAAACATAGGCGTCGTTTGGATTAACACCTTCAGGAACAACAAACGGCTTTACCGGAGAAGCTGGATCTAAATTACTTTTACCCCACATGCCAAGATTGGCACCCTGCGTAAAGGCTGCAGGATTAAACTTAGGAGCTTTAGAAAAATAATTTGCCGCCATGATCAACCAAAATTAATATTGGGAGCCGAAAGGGTTGCGCCCAAATACGGATTAGCACTAATTGCAGTACGAAGAGTTGCACCAGCTTCTGCCTGAGCGCCACCAGCTAACTTAAACATTCCTGCTTGGCGACCAAGTTGCTGATAAGCAGAAGTTTGACTAGCAAGCATTGCTTGTGCGTTGACCAAATTAGCGCGATTGATTTGCTCCATAATGGGGAGCATGGCTTTTTGTTGCTCAACACTCTTTTTCAAAGAGAAATCAAGCATGTCTTTATCAAGAGCTTGTTGAGCACCACCGAGAACACTTAAATCTTTCATGGCTTGCTCACGATCGCGCTCACGCATTTGACGCTCACGTGCAGCGGCAGTCAAAGGAACACCAGCGATTGCAATATCGGGACCAGAAGGAGAAGCGCCTGCTTCTTGTGCGGCCTGTCCAGCGCCGCCTGCAATAGCTTTGCCAGCCCCACCACCAAGCATGGCGCCCGCAAGAGGAAGGCCAATCTTCAGTGCAATGCCAAGAGGGCCTGCGGGGGGAATTACACCACCTGCTGCTTTAAGCGCAGCTCCTGCAGCAACACCACCTAAAGCACCACCAGCCAAGCCACCACCAAATTCACCAGCGGCGCCAAGAAGATTGCCACTGGCTGCAGTAGTTGCCGCACCAAGACCAGCGGCACCAAGAGTTGCGTAACGACCAAGGGGCAGCTTAGAGGCCTTCTGGGCTACATCAGGACCGTAATAACGAGCACGGTTCATGAGGCGCTCAAAAGAACCGCCTAAACCCGTTTGATATGGAACAATACCAGCTTGGCCGTCAGCCATATTACTTAACTTGTATTATTTTTAAATTCTATCAGGAGATGTACTTTGATACTCCTGAATAGTTGGAAGTTGTGGGCGATTTGCAGACGCAATTACTTCGTTAACTACATTGCCTCCTGCAACACCACCAATAGAACCTGTTAAACCACCAACCATTGCACGCACTGCACGCTGTCTTGGAGTTGTCCCTGTTCGACCAGCAACCGTTGCAGCAACCGTTCCTCCGGCAAAACCTCCTGCCATTGGAATAGTTGCAGGAAAACCTAACATTCTTAATTCAGGTTTACCTTCAAGATTTTCAGGAGTTGCTTTAATAATTCCCAGGCCTAATAAACCTTTTTCGTTGTACAAAAAATTTTGATAATTTGCGTAACGTTGAGGCGTTAAAGAAGGAATATCTTGTTTCGCAGTTTCATACTTAAGCGGATCTCCAGTACGGCCAAGGAAGAAACGTTCAAATAATTCTTGAACAGGTTGAGAAGTTTGACGGCGATCTTGAGAGCCTTTCTCAGCATAAGTTTGAGAGTATCCCTTGGGACGAAATTGTTCTTCCGGATTTGTGATGTCGTAAGTACCAGCGGCAGCGATAGCTGGTACTGCAACACCTAAAGCAACTGCTGCTCTGGCCGTAGGAGATTGAATTAAGTCGCGGTTTATTCCTTGCTCTAATCCTTTTTGCGCAATGGCAAGTGGATGATTGTAACGCCACCAATACGTACGAGTTCCATCGTTTGCAACATCAATTGTTGCACGAGACGCATAAGCACCTAGGAATTGAGCTGGCGTTTCACGAGCAGTGATTCCCGCTTTTGCAATTTCCTGTTTAAAACGCGGATCTAAAACACTTTGGCCATAGCCAACACCTTTTTCTTTTTGTTGTGCAATTAAATCAGCTTGAATTTGATCAGCAGTTTTAAAACCTTTTTTAACGTTTTGAACAATGCTTCCTACTTTTCCAATAACGTTCATGCTCCCTCCTGCATTTGACGAAGCACGTCAGGCGGTAAGGTGACCCCAGGATAATGAAAAGCTGTATGTTCAATTCCCTGCATCTGATACATGGTTCCAGGGGATAACGCTTGTGTTTGTAAATTATTAATCTGTTGCCGTTGAACAAGTTGAGCGTATTCTTGCTGTTCTTGTGACATATTTGTAGGCATTACTTGAGGAGTTGGAAGTAGTGCCCCACCAGTAACAATGTCAGTAACAGGAGCAGAAAGAAGAGAAGCGCCAAAATTAACACCCTGCTCCACCTTTGAAGGCATATACTGTTTTGTTGTTTTACCAGCGGCAGAAGTAAGTGTTGCTGTTGAGCCAGGGAAATATTTACGCGCTAAACCAACAAGGGGATAATTAAGAAGAAAATCTCCAGCTGCATATCCAACAGCGGCTTGTGGGCCGCCAATAACTGCACCAAGAGCCGCGTTAACTCCTGCACCGGGCAAAGCTGCTACAGCAGACTGGCGAGACGTTTGGCTTTTTAATAAATTGCCTAACTGTTTTGCAACGGTGGGTAACATATTTTGCTCTCAGTTCTTTTATTTTATCGAAGATTAACTTACGGTTTTGCCGGGAGAAACATTAGTTTCTGAATCTGTAGCAGTTTCCTCTCCTTCGCTTTCTTCTTTTTTAACAACTTTGTTATTTACAGAACCTTGTTGACTAAGAAGCTGTGCAACAGAAGAATTGCCCTCGGCCTCGTTCTTGGCTCGTCTTTCAGCCATGGCCATCAGATAACCGTTTGGATCAGGGTTCTTCATACGTGGCATTGGATTTTTAGCAACTTTGCCTGGATTTAAAGTCGGACTAAGTTTGTATGCCTCAACCCACTGCGGATTAAAATCTGGTTGCTGTTGTGGACGTTGAGCAGTGTTTGGACGACCTTCCTCAAAGTCATAATCAACAGGACGGTCAAAGCGTCCCAAGCCCTCAAACATCTCATACTGAGGAGTAACTTCATTGTTGTTATCAAAAAACGGAGAGTTACTAATGAAATTTAAACTAGGGTTTAAAGTTTGTTTGCGCGTCATCATGCGCTTAGTTAGGTCCTCCTCTGTAAACCGCGATGGGTTCCAAGGATATCCACCATTGGTAGGCTTGGCGCGAAACAGCTCGTTAAAGTCAAGACGCTTGGTGACTTGACCTTGACGATTGAAAGGGTTTTGTACGTAACGACCTAAATCAAGACGTGCATCTTTTGCCATTATTTCTTAACTTTTTTCTTGTCATTTAATCCTACCAACGTCTTGCGCAGGTTGGCTTGTTTAACAGTTTTTTCGTCGTACTTTTCTGGATTAGCAAGAACGTTTTCTTGCAGTTGAGCAGTGGTAATGCCCTTACGCTTTGCCTTGGCAGTGAAGGCGCCTTCCTTCATCTCCATGCCTTGAATCCATTTTTTATCTTTTTTCTTTTTATCTTCAGCCATGATCAAATGCCACCTCTAAGTTGACGACGTAAGAACTCTTGAGGATTACGTCCTTCAATATTAGCTCGCCGCAACGTTTCACTAACCGCAATACTTTCCAAGGCTCTTTGCCGCCGACCAAGTTCTTGTTCAATTGCCGTTTGACCAGATTTACCGGATTTTTCTTGGGCACGTAACAAACCTTCTGTCGACACACCAGAGAAAGGAGTTTGTTCTTGCTTAGCGATCCACTTGGGAACATAAGACGGTTGGCGGCTAGAAGCAGCAGAATATTCACCCGTTGCTTTGCTCATTGCACCAGGTACATAACCTGTCTCCTCGCCGTAAATACCAATACCTGCTGAACCACCTGCAAGTTCTTCTTGCGCGGGACGATCAAGAACGCTGTATTTAATTTCTTGTTTAGACAGCTGACCGGGCTCTGCTTGAGGTTGAACGCCTCCACGAACTCGCAAAGCACCCGGTAAATCAAGGCCAAGCTGTTCAGGGACGTTTCGAACCAGTGGGCTGGGGTTGGGAGAAAGTTGCCGAAGTTCTTGTTTAGGCGCAGCTTCGTAATAACTGGGCGATGCTCCACGGATTGCAGTTCCTGCTGCAGTTTGTGTGACTTCGGCATAAGGGCCAACGTTTGGCACACTGCGTTGCGTGCGCATGGGAAGTGCATCTTCTTCCAACTCTTCTACAACATCAACCGCAGCCCTAATCGGAGTCGGTAAAGAGATTGATTCCTGGAACTCTTCGGTACCCGGACGAGTACCTGCTTTGCTAGTCCAAGTTTGTGCCAGAGCGTTTTCAAAGCGTTGGGTCCCAGGGCGTAAGCCACGTTCCATAAGAGCTTGGCGTTGAGCCATCATCTCTTGTTTGGCAACATCCGCCAACTCTTGTGAAGACAACCGTTGAGGCGTAAGCGTTTGGTCAACTGGCACTCCATCTGGAAGTTGAGATGCAACAACTTGAATGTTTCCTTGAGTGTTTTCCAGGGCTTCAACTTGAGTTAAATCAAGATCTTCGTTGCGTTGTAATTGATTTTTAATTCGACCTGTAACTTGGTCTTCACCTGACTCCAGAGCCCCCATTGTTTGGTTGGAAACAAGAGCTGCATCCTCTTGGCGTTGACGTGCAAATTGCAAAAGGTTTTCTGTTGCTTGTTCCCTACGAGCAGCCGCAACTTCTGGCGACACAGGGCCAAAGCGTGCGTAATTGATATCTTTAGGATCTGGGCGATATGCAGGCACCGTTCCCAGGCGGGAAAGAATTTTGCCATACCGAGAAGGAGACTCAAGAGCTTGCATCTCGCTTTGAGTTGGTTCGGGAAAATCCTGGGCAAGTTGCCTGGAATATTGCTGCATTGCTTCTTCGTCTGTAGCCATGAGGCTACGGCTGGAAACCGGTGCAATTTGCTCTACGGAACCAGTGGCTTCGATGTACTGACGGGGAGTGAATTGAGGAATAGGCTCCTCACGAATCTCCGTAAGTGTTTCTTCGATTTGTTGAGTAGGCGGAGTAGATGGCCTTGGCGTTTCTTGCGCCGCACGACTGACGGCACCAGCACTTTCTGCCTTGCGAGCGATGTCAACTGTCTGCACAGGCGCCGTTGCAGAGGCAGGAGCACCCTTGGGAAGGCGACCTTTAGCTAAACGGTACGCACCTACACCAGCAAGTGCCATTGCACCGATGCCAGCAAGGGTTGCAAGCGCGTTTTGCCCCTGTTGCTGCCCTTGTTCCGGTGCTTTGAGCTGATTACGCCGAAATTCAGCCACACTTGGGGCCATTTGTGCCCGTTCCTCCGGATCTTCGGGGACTGGGGCTCCAGTGGCTCGACTGTAGGCGTAAAAATCGGCTTGAGAAAGAGCCATTGGTTAGGTATTGCAACTACTTTACCTTTTGACATTCTATTGTTGATAAATCCGGGGAATGGCTGGGTTATATTTAAAAAATAGATTTAAATGTTCCAGGAATGGACGCTGGTATCCGGCAAAAAAGGGTTGAAGCCCTTGAGGCAATTAAAAACAAAGCATTGGGACTTGCTAAAGAGGGTCGTGACTCTTTAGAAGTTCGTGATTTTGTTTCTACCGCCAAAAAAGAGTTGGCCTATGAGCTTCCCGATCAAGAAGCATTTGAAAAAGCAATGAACGCAACGTTGGCTTATAAACGTTCCAAGGAAAAATAAACCATTTACTTAAATTTAATTAACGCCGGGGATCAAACCCCGGCTTTTTTGTGTAAATTTTTGGGCTAGATGGGGAAAATAGCGACAAAAATGACTTTTTATTTTAAAAATGTTCGTTTTTATACCAAAGAAAAGGCCCGTATATGACTCAAATAGGAATTTGATTTTCCTGACGCTTCTCCAACCACCCAACCGAAGTGAAATGTGGGTAGAAAAAAAAGAAAGGGGGGAGGGTGTACATATATTTTAGTGACGAGAATGCGAGGAGGTAAGTATAGGACACCTAACCTACACCTGAAACAATCTGTAACATTATCGACGCACATTTTTGATACGACACCGTATCAATTTGGGTGATAATTACGTACATTATCGCGCCTATTTGGGGTATCACTCCCCGCAGCGGTTGGCTTCAGACGAGACAGTAATATACTTTGCGACTATTTAATTCCGACTTTAAATATCGGGATTAACGGGGGCTGCGCATCCGTAACACGCAAACAATTCATTAACAGTACGAAGGTACTACTCCGCATCCACCCGTAAGGGTGGCATACACACCATGTTCATCTATCAACCTCACATCGATTCAACCGACCGCACCATTTGGTATGGCGGTGAATCTACTCAGCTGCACTACGAAGAGCTTGACGACTCAGGCAACTGGATCGATCAGGCTGTTCGCACTCTTGGCGGTGGGATTCCCACGGGCATGAGTGAGATGCACGCTGAACTCATTGACTTCTACAACTACTGCAACGCAGCAGCTATCTGATTTACCATCATGAACACATTACTTCATCCTTGTCTTGCAATTATTATTGGCAGTGGTGCTGGCATGCTTCTATCCGTAGCCGGTCAGAAGTTTCTCAACCAGCATTACGCCAAGACGTGTCCACTAAAACCCACCCATCAACTTGTGATGGTTACTGGATTTCTTGGGGACACATCCTATTGCATCCACAAGAAGTACCTCTGATTGATCTCTGCACTTACCCATCATTACCAACGGTGGTGATGGGTTTCTGCAGGGTTCACCCTGCTATTCAATTTAACTTAACATCATGTCTTACGCTGATCTCCAGAGCATGACCCTCGTTGGTCGCATTGCCGATCTCCGTACGTTTCAAACGGAAGATGATCGTGAATGCCTTGCCGTGACTCTGTATCATCGCATCTCTGCCGATGCCACAATCACGGTCAAGTT